CTTTCTTGATTTAAGCTGATTGCCTCCAGAACTAGTTTTCTTGTAATCGGGATTCCATTTGAAGCAATAACAATCGCGGTTATCATATTAACCCTCCTTCAGTTTATGGATCGGTGACAACTCCATGCACAAAGCTGAGGTCGAAAGCCAGTCCAAGATAGTCCGTGTAAGCGTAGTGGTAGGGGCCAGTACTGAATGCACAAGCAATCCAAAGTTCAACCGTATCTCCCTCATAAAAGTACAAATCCTCAGTAAATACTACGGGAGAAGTCGAGGAAGTAAATCTTTCAGTCCCATAAGCATCACCGTTGCGGTATATTTGCCCTTTCGCTGAATATACCGCATCAGTTATCCAAAGGTTGAAACTCACCCTATACAAACCCATTCTATATACTCTTATTTCTTTCACTTTTGCATAACTTGTGTCGCTGTTAGGTCGGCTATCACTTGCCGTTGCAGTAATCTTAACATTACTAGAGGGCGAGGGGAAAAGAACTGCCCCGTCCGTAGCTATCTTATTGTATATTTGCGTTGCCTGGTTGCTTATATTACCTACCTTCGCATGCAAACTCCCGCTTGTGCTGGCACTATCCGTTCTAAGTCCTATTTGCCGCCTAATAAAGCTCATCAGTGCCTCATTAAGTCCAAACACTCTATACATCACCTCGTTTCAGATAATCACCGTTCCAATTAAAAGTCATAATGTCCCTAATCCCGCCGTCTGGACCGTCAGCTGGTGGAAGATACCGGTACACCTTCGATATGACTTCCCCGTCATACTCTACTGTGGTGTATCCAGTTCCTGCATATATGCTATGCTTCAAATCTCCACTTTCTCCGCTGAACACTTTGAAGTGTAGAGCATTGGTTGTTGTCCAATTTCCACTATCACCGCTGCGCTGGTATGCCGGATAGCTACTGTCCTGGCTAGTTTCGCCTATCCAATCCAGCTTATTGGTTGCATCACCGTTTTTAACTACAACTAACCAGTATTGGCCTCCACTTGTCAGACCGGACAAATCTATCGGCACAGACCAATATGCTTTCGGGTCGGGGATAAACTCTTTAGGTACAACTACTTGCTTTAGAAGTGTTCCATCATTACCTGCAGCTGGATCCATACCTGACCTAATCTGTACGATTAAATCTGCCCCTTCACCGTCTCGGTCAACTTCCAGCTCTACCCTGCTAATCTCAGTACTGCCTGTGAGTGTAAACCGGATGCAGTAGGAGTAGTTTGCTAGATTGTTTTCGGTTACACCAGCGCCAGTTTTTCCAGCTCGCTGAGTGCCCTCGTAGATGAGAGCAAATTCCTGCAAGGATAGCAAACTATTTAGATTGCTTTCATTGAGTACAGTCACGCCGTTTTTAAAAGCGTTTAAAGTCACATCATCACCTCCTAAACTTGTACAACGGAAAATCGATTCCGTCGTAAGCTGGGTTTTCCATCAATCTCCGCATACCACTCATAGACAAACACACCGGCTTGACTAAATACATAGTCATAATAATAAGAGCCTACATCCAGCCTGTTTGATGGCGGGATACTGATCTCATCGAGCTTTATGTGGTTGTAGTCATATATGATTAATTTGACCAGCGTTGGATCTACGGGTTGATCTTCCCAATCGTAAAACTGCGCTTCCAGCCTGACTGTATTGCCTTTTTGGTATTCCATTAAACCACCTTCTCTTTCGTGACCGCTAGATTCCGCACCTTCTCTTTACTATCTACATTACGGATGTTTACGCCATTATCAAGCTGTCTGATACGTATGTATTGATTAATTCCACGTATGGCCTCAACGTTTGAAACTTGGCGCTGGCGGTCATTAATTACAGCTTTTAGTTTTGCTCCTTGACGTATATTTATAGCTTTACTTATCTGTGCAGAGAGGTTAAAAACCTCATCCCTCACAGTTGCATACAGGGTTGCTATACCAATGGTGCAGATATTAAAATCAACCAACCCTATTAAGCTGTTGCCATGACGGGCAAAAATAAGGTTGTGCCGTTTACCTTTGGAATCAACCACATATACATCCTGCCAATCGGCCAGTGGTTCATCAGCGTCAATGATGATCTCCGTAATAATATTGGGCACAGTGTAAGATGGAGATATTATACTTATTTGCGGGCCTGTAGTGTCTAGTTCCAGTGCAAAACAACTACCCATAAGGCGTCCACTCCCCTGCCGCATTACAGCCGTAGACGTTTATTCTGTAAACCCCGTCCTGCTGTAATTCGTCTCGCTCAACTTCAAACTGGGCCTCTTGTCCAGCTGGTAAAGTAAAATCTTTTAATAGTAAAGAATCCGACACCATTAGGTTCTCTGATGCTTTGAGGACACCGGATTCCCCAACGGGAAGTCCGGTGCCCTTGCCAATGCCCCCTGCCCTTGCCTCAAAATCAATAAGAGGCTGGTCAGCGGTAAACTTTACTATGGATTCGTTTACCCCCTCCAACCACCCAATCTTGGTGCGAGTCACCTTTGTTATCACAATTCGTGGCGCAGCCATGTCTTATGCACTCCAATTTCCAGCTTCATCTAATACGAATACCTTAATAATCTTGATACCATCCCCAGCACTAGCAGCCTCAAGGTCAGCCCCTTTAATGGAGCAATTGGTTACAGTAGATGAAGTGAAAGCACCCGTACCGCTCATATTTGTACTGCCTCCAGCTGTGGGGATCAATACGCCTGTGTCGTAAGCTGCTCCTGTGCTAGTTACTGCTTTTACTTTGTATTCCACAAAATCACTATCGGATGTAAAGCTAAAGCTGCAAACATCCTTGCCGCTCACTTTAGATATTTTTGTTACATCCGGCCCAGTAATGGTTACTATCGGTCTTGTGGTATCCAAAGTAATACTGTCTGATGCTTGAGCACTTACGTTGTAAACATCGTCTCTGATTTTAAGGTATACGGTCTTGCTACCGTCACCGGCTGCTAATTTAAGCTGTTTCGACGTTGTGTAGGTAATCCAGAGAGCATCATTTTCGGTAATCGCCGTTGCTCCAGTTCCTACTATTCCGTTTGTTTTGCACCAGGCTAGATCAAGGTCACCCCATATTCTCATCTGGTACCCGGTTGTCGTTCCATCTCCTGTACCAATGGTGGCAGTAATTAAATTCGCTGTAGCGTACTGAGCACCACCCTCCAGGGTTATAGTAGGGTTACTAGGCCCCGTGGTATCTAAAGTAAGATTAAAATAATTAGGCATTAAATTACCTCCTGTACTGTTATTCTGCACTCAACCGTGAGTGTGGTATTGACTGTCTTGCTCCATGCTTTTTTGAGCATGTTAAGCATAGTTCCCGTCCCCGGCGTGTCTGCACCCTCAACAAAAATACTGATCTTTTGATGATCTCCGTTGGCCTCCGATGGTAATAACTGCGTCCGGAAACGAATCACAGGGCCATCCCTGGTGACCGCAGAGACCGGTTTCCGGAATACCTCCGTAATGGTATACCCTGCCTCCGTATCATCTCCCACTACCAGATATGGAGACGAAAAGCCCTGTATCTGCTCTGCTATCTTAGCCAGGCCAGCGGGTGGAAAACCATTAAAAAATGGCCCCAGGGTTGGTCCGTCATCATATCGGAAATACCATTCGCCTATGCACTTAAATTTTTCATCCATTACTCACCACCACCAATCCACATATAGCATCAACATCCCCGCAAATATAAGGCAATGTCCGGGAAGTCGTAAATAATTCAGCTGATACGCCTAACCGATCAGTGCCGTATATAAACTTGTGCAATATCGCAGTCTCAGTCAACTTTTTCTTTTGCTGTGCACTTACAAGGGCCTTAAGAAAATCAGCGATACCTAAGAGTCTGCCGCCGTAATCAATCCGGTACGTCCAGATGCTAGGACTCGCCCACGTTGGTGACAGGCTGACTTTCTGCACCAGATATTCCCCGACCACTCCCCGATCAGGCAGGTTCACCGTTACGATCTGCCCCGGCACCCAACCGGGTACCTCAGTCTCAAAACTACCCTTTACGCGCGGGTTAGCATGTTCTCTCAAATCAGCCATTCCCGCGGCCTCCGCGGCCTGTATGGTTGTCAGACTATCATCTACGATTACATGCTCATATACCCCGTCCCCGCCTTGCACCGCGGCAATAGCGGCCTGGCTAGCATAGTCCTCGACCATCGTAATAACCGGAATATCTTGCCGGGCGGTCAGGGCCATTGTGATGCCCTCAACCGGGGTGGCGGTCTGCTGGCTGCACCGGATGTATTTTTCGGTGAACGACATCATGTAGTCAAAGTTCTGTTCCTCGTGCAAGTTTTCCACGCCGACCGTCTGCGGCACCTCGCCGACCGCAAACTGAATATCGTGCGGCCCCCAGGGCAGCGTCCAGGTCCGGGCCACGCCATCAGCCCGCCATTGCAGTACCTGCGGGTCAGACAGCATCGTCCCGCCTCGGACATACACTCGGTTCCGCAGACCCTGGGTGTCTATGCTGTGTTTACCAAACCTGAATTTCCCTCCGGGCCGCAAAACCATTGGCGCGGGGTTGGCCAACTCTTCTGCGCTGAAAAAGTGTAGGTCTTTGTAGTAGTCCGGTTGCCAGTGCCACCCGACATAATCACAAAGCCATTTAAAACATTCGCTGGGGCGCTTGTATTCAAATTCAGCGCCGGTTGATTCTATTACGGGCGCGCCGGGGCGCACGCCGGTA